GCAAACGATTCATACACAATCATTGCAGAATTTCGCAAACACAATGAGTATTATTCTCGCGGACAATTTAGAGATCCTGCTGCATTCAACTACACACCATTTGGAATAACTCCTGGTGGCAACAACGGATTATAATATGAAACTCATTAAAGAAATCCAAGAAACAGTTAATTATATTACCGAAGGTGCTGACGGTAAAAAAGAACTATACATTGAAGGACCTTTTCTTGTTTCTGAAAAGAAAAACAAGAATGGCCGCCTGTATGAATTCAATACGATGAAAAAAGAAGTTTATCGTTATACAGAAGAATATATAAATAAAAACCGTGCATTTGGTGAACTTGGACATCCAGATTCTCCTACAATTAATTTAGACCGAGTTGCTATCCTTATCAAAGGATTAAAGGAAGATGGTACACAATGGATTGGTAAAGCTAAGGTCTTAGAAACTCCTATGGGTAATATTGCACGCCAATTAATTGAAGGTGGAGCACAATTAGGAGTTTCATCAAGAGGAATGGGTTCATTGAAGAATGTTAACGGAGTTAATGTTGTTCAGAACGATTTTTATCTAGCCACAGCGGCAGATATTGTAGCAGACCCTTCTGCGCCTGGAGCTTTTGTTCAAGGCATAATGGAAGGAAAAGAATGGATGTTGGTAAATGGTGTTTGGACTGAAGTAGAGCACGCCGAAGCAATAAGAGAAATCAAAAAAGCTTCTCAGGCGGATATCGAAGCAGTAAGTCTTCGCATATTCGAAAACTTCATGAAAAAACTTTAAACTATAAATAAATAATCTAAATCAAGGAGATTTTTAAATGACAACCAGATTTAAACTGTCAGAAGCCGCTACTGCTATTTTAGAAGGTGCTAAAGAAACTTTCGATTCAAATATTGCAGCAAAGCGCGGACCCGGAGACAAGGGCGGAAAATTATCAGCATCTGTTGCTTATGGCACACATGATGCAGGCATCATAGGAAAAGATGTTGACAAAATGGACGATGAATTACCAGATTACCTAAAAGGTACTCCATCAGCAACTCCTCCAGGTGCAACACCTCCAGTTGGTGCAGAAAAAGGATCTAAACTAAAAGGTCAGCCACAAGAAACAATGGGTCGTAAAGATGTTATGCATCCAGTTCAAGCTGATGCAAACAAACTTGACGCTATTCGTGACCGTGTTGCTTCACCAAAAGCAAAACAAACTATGCAAGCAAATCCAGGCGCAACTTTCCAATCTTATGCAGAAGAATTAGATATGTCTGATGATGTTAAGGCATTGCTAGAAGGCGAAAATCTTTCAGAAGAATTCAAACAAAAAGCAACCACAATCTTTGAAGCAGCAGTTATGTCTCGCATTGAAGTTATTGCTGAACAAGTTGAAGTACAATTGGTTGAACAATTTGAATCTGCTGTTGAAGAAATCAAAGAAGAACTAGCAGGTAAAGTTGACGAATATCTAAACTATATGGTTAACGAATGGATGGAACAAAATGAATTGGCTGTTGATACAGGTCTACGTGCAGAAATTGCAGAAGACTTTATCGGTGGTCTAAAGAATCTATTCATCGAACACTATATCGATATTCCAGAAGATAAAGTTGATGTTGTTTCAGAAATGGCACAAAAAGTTGCAGAACTTGAAGATGCTCTTAACGAACAAATCAAAAAAGGTATCGATTTAACTAAAGAGTTAAACGAACAAAAGAAAGTCGAAGCCGTTTATGAAGCGTGCGAAGGCTTGCCACAAACTCAAGTAGAAAAATTAAAATCACTCGCAGAGGGTGTGGAATTTACTACGGAAGATGAATTTGCAACTAAATTAGAAACCTTGAAATCTTCGTATTTCAAAGAATCAGTTATTGTTGCTGAAGATTCAGCTTTAGATGAAGTGTTGATTGAAGAAGAAAAGAAGACACCGCGCTCTTCTGATCCAGCGATTGACCAATATGTCCAAGGCATTTCAAAATCACTAAAGTAATAAATAAAAAATCAATTTCACACTAAGGAGAAAACCCTCATGTATATGACAGAAGAACTACAAAAGAAATGGGCTCCAGTTCTCGAACACGCAGAACTAGCATCCATTACCGACCCATACAAGAAAGCAGTTACTGCTCTTGTTTTGGAAAACCAACACCAAGCAATGCGTCAAGACCGTATGGCTCTTAATGAGACATTAGTTGACACTGGTCCTACAAACGTTGCTGGTGGAATCTCTAACTTTGACCCAATCTTAATCAGTTTGGTTCGTCGTTCATTGCCTAACCTAATTGCGTATGATGTTGCTGGTGTTCAACCAATGACAGGACCAACAGGTTTGATTTTCGCAATGCGTGCTCGTTACAATGCTCAAGGTTCAGGCAATGCAGAAGCTTTCTTCAATGAAGCTAACACTATTTTCTCTGGTGTTAATTCATCAGCAAACCCATACGGTTTCACAGGAACTACTGCAACAGACACATTTGCAAACACTCAAATCAATGCTTCAGGTTCAGCAAATACTACTACTGGTATTGCTTTCCCAACAGCAAACGCTGAGTTGTTAGGTTCAGAAGCAGGTGCAGCATTCCAACAAATGGCATTCTCAATTGAGAAAGTTACTGTTACTGCTCAAAGCCGTGCGTTGAAAGCTGAATACTCACTAGAACTTGCACAAGACTTGAAAGCTATCCATGGTTTGGATGCTGAAACAGAATTGAGCAACATTCTTTCTACTGAGATTCTTGCTGAAATCAACCGTGAAGTTATCCGTACAATCTACAACGTAGCAAAAATTGGTGCTCAATACGGTACAACAACCGCTGGTTACTTTGACCTAGATACTGACTCTAACGGCCGTTGGTCTGTAGAACGTTTCAAAGGTTTGATTTTCCAAGTTGAACGTGATGCAAACGTAATTGCAAAACAAACTCGTCGTGGTAAAGGTAACGTAATGATCGTTTCATCTGACGTTGCTTCTGCAATGGCAATGGCTGGCGTTCTTTCTTACACACCTGCACTACAAGCTGACTTGCAAGTTGATGACACTGGTAACACCTTTGCAGGTTTGTTACACGGTCGTATCAAAGTGTACATCGATCCATACTATGGTGGTTACACATCTAATCAAGAGTTGGTGACAATCGGTTATAAGGGTTCTTCTCCTTATGACGCTGGTCTATTCTACTGCCCTTACGTTCCTCTACAAATGGTTCGTGCAGTTGACCAGTTCACATTCCAACCTAAGATTGGTTTCAAGACTCGTTACGGCATGGTTGCAAACCCATTTGCTGAAGGTCTAACTGCTGGTAACGGCCGTTTGAACTCTCAGTCAAACGTGTACTACCGTCTATTTGCCGTAAAAAATCTAATGTAATATTAGAACTCCCGTTAAGAGGAGATTTTGGAAAGGGACTTCGGTCCCTTTCTTTTTATTATCAACTACATCAAATTGTTAGAAAAATGGAAAACATATTTAAATCATTAAAATCAATGCCTTTTAATATTATGGAACATAATCCACAGCCAAGAGGATTTAGTTTTTCTTGCAAACATACAGAAGAATCTAAACAACTAATACGTGAATTAAAAATGGGCACCAAACAAACACAAGAACACATACAAAACCGAGTTAATAGTGTAAAAGGTTTTAAACAATCAGAACATCAAAAAAACAAGGCCAGAGAGACTTTTGAAATGGCTTGGTTGCTTACAAATAACCAAGGACAATCTTTTAATATAGTTAATCTTAGAAAATTTTGTTTACAAAATCAATTAGACCAAGGCAATATGGTCAAAGTTTCTCAAGGCAAATTGAAACAACACAAGGGTTGGAAATGCACAAAAATTGGCGCCTAAATAGTTGTATGTAATTTTATAAGGAAACAAAATGATTAAATTTATCAAATCTTTTTTCTCAAAGAAGACTCCACCAGTTGAACAACCTAAAGTAGAAGAATTTGTTGCACCAGTAGTAATGCCAGAACCAGTTGTAGAAACAATGGCGGTTACTGAGGTTTCAAATCCTATTATTGAAACAACTGTAATTACAATAAATGAATCTAAAGAAGTTGTTGCGGCACCGCCAGCTCCTGAAAAGAAAAAACGTAAACCTAATAAACCAAAACCAACCAAATAATGACTGCATTATTAAGAACTCCTAGTAATACAAACTTACTGCAACCGTCCAAGTTTATCTTGGCATTCAATCGTTTGCCTACGGTTCAGTTTTTTTGTCAAGAAGCTAATTTACCTGGAGTAACACTTGGATCAACAGAGTTTGCAACACCTTTGCGTGATGTTCCTATTGCTGGAAATAAATTGTCATACAATGAATTTGATGTAACTTTTATGGTAGATGAACAATTACAATCTTGGAATGAGTTATATAAATGGTTATTGGCCATGGGTTCTCCAAAAAGCACAGATGAAAGACTAAGAAACAATTATTTACAAAATAATTATACAACAGGTCAAAGTTATTATTCTGATTCCTCACTAACAATTATGTCAGCCCTAAATAATCCGTTATTGAGAGTAAACTTTCAAAGAATGTTTCCTATTTCTATCTCTGATATTAAATTTGATACACAATTAAGTGCAGATACAATTGTAACCGCCACTGCAAGATTTCAATATGAGTTTTTTGAAATAACACCTGCTTAACTTTTTTATTTTATATTATGGAAAACCTTGAACAAATTTTAGAATATTGGACAGCTGATTCTGACATAGACCAAACAGAACCAGGAAAAGAACTTTTAAAGATTCCAAAACTACACAACAAGTATTTGACTGTACTTACTAAACACAAAATTGCTTCCAAACGCATACATTTTGATTACATGCGTATGCGTAAGATTAAGTATGAATACTATTCTGGCAAAATGGATCAAGATGACTTAAAAAAATATGGATGGGAACAATTTGGGTATACACTCAAATCAGATATGCCAACATATTTGGAATCTGACAATGACTTAATCAAATTGTTAGAAAAGAAAATCTATCATGAAGAAGTTGTCTCTGTTATTGAATCTATTATGGGTGAACTTAAACAAAGAACTTGGCAACTAAGAGAGTATATTGGATATGAAAAATTTATAAATGGTATATAATTTGGCAACTAAAGGATTTCATTTGACTAAATAAGATTATGTATAAAGTATATTGGATCAAATACCCTGAACACAATGACCCACAATCTGAGGGGTATATTGGCATCACTTCTCAAAGAATTGAGAAAAGATTTGATAACCACAAACATAACACAAAAAATCACCACCTAAGAAACCGATGTAGACAAGATAAGGTTGATATTGTTTGTTTACATGAAGGTTTGAATCAACAAGATGCTAGAAAAATAGAAGAACAGTATAGACCCAAAGAAAATATAGGTTGGAATATGAATAAAGGTGGAGATTTGCCACCGTCAAGAAAAGGTAAAGTTAGTCCAAAATCTCTATTTAAAGGTGATGATAGAACAGAAAAACAAAAACAAGGTTCAAAAAAAAGGTCTGAAAAAATAAAAGGTAATAATTTTTCTGGCAAAAGAAAAAATAGAGTGGACTACACCAAACCGTGTGAAAATTGTGGCAAATTATTTAATCCTGGTTATCAATATAAAAGGAAATATTGTTGTATTAAATGTGCTACAGAAACAAGAAATAAAAATCCGGAATATATTAAAAAACTATCTGAAAAAACTAAAGAGCAATGGGCAAAAAAATAATGACAAATAACCATGTATTTTTATCCCAAGTAAATGAAGTTTACATGAAGATAAAATGCGAGAAACATATTGCACAAGAGATTTCTGAGTTTTTCACATTCTTTGTTCCGGGACACCAGTTCGTTCCTGCGTTTCGCAACAGAATTTGGGATGGAAAGATTAGGCTTTTTGATTTAAGAAACGGCCAGTTATACATTGGATTATTAAAGTATTTGGAAGAGTTTTGTGAATCTAGAGATTACACAATTGGTTACCATGAAAATGCTGCACACTTAGGAATAGAAGATGATTTTTCCATATATCATGCCAAAAAGTTTGCATCTAATTTAAACCTGCATTCTCGTGGTCATAAGATTGAAATACGGGATCATCAGGTGGATGCACTATGCAATGCAATGCAGAAACATAGGACATTATTATTATCTCCAACAGCATCAGGTAAATCATTGATTATCTATTTGTTGGTTAGACAACTGTTAGATTATAAAAATTTTAAAGGATTAATTATTGTTCCAACTACATCTTTAGTGGAACAATTATATTCCGACTTTGCTGATTATTCTAGTGAGAATGATTTTGATGTTACAAAAACGGTACACCGAATATATCAAGGCAAAGATAAGAACTCAGAATCTGCAAAGTTGTATATCTCTACATGGCAATCACTATATCAATTGCCGGCAAGTTATTTTGAACAATTTGACTATGTTATTGGTGATGAAGCACATTTATTCAAGGCTCAATCACTTACAAAGATATTAACGTCATGTATCAACGCAAAATATCGAGTAGGACTCACTGGAACGCTTGACGGCACTAAGACGCACAAGTTAGTATTGGAAGGGCTCTTCGGTTCAACCAAGCGCGTTATAACGACAAAAGAGCTGATTGATAAGAATGAACTGTCTAAATTTGAAATTAAGTGTCTTATTTTGAAGCATCCAGATGAAATTTGTTTAGAAATGAAAAGTAAGGACTATCAAGCAGAAATACAATATCTAATTGCAAACGAACAACGAAATAAGTTTATTAAGAATCTTGCGGTTAGTTTAGGTAATAATACACTTATATTATATCAAATGGTTGCCAAGCATGGACAAATCCTCTATGATATGATTAAGAACACCGAGAAAATTGGTGAACGAAAGGTCTTTTTCATTTCAGGTAAAACGGAAACGGAAGACAGAGAAAATATTCGCAAGATTATGGAAACAGAAAATGATGCTATTGTTGTTGCTTCTTTTGGTACTTTTAGTACCGGAATTAACATTAGGAATTTACATAACATTATATTTGCATCTCCTTCAAAGTCAAGGGTTCGCAATTTGCAATCAATTGGAAGAGGACTTCGGCAATCTGAAAATAAAGAGATAGCAACACTTTATGATATTGCGGACGATTTACGTTATAAGAAACATATGAATTTTACATTAAAGCATTTTGTCGAAAGAGTGAAGATATATACAGATGAAAAGTTTCCCTTTAAGACCTATAAAATAGGATTAAAAAAATGATTAAAATAGCCAGACTTTATGATGGTGCAGATGTTGTATCTGAAGTAGATGAAATTGTGGAAGGTGAATTTTTATTCATTAATCCTATGGCTTTCTCTATTCAAAATAGAGGGATTGCATCCCATATAACTTTAGCTTTTTACTTACCACAAGCATTCATAGAAAAAAATGAAATGGTTTTGTCAAAAAAAGACATAATGTTTTTTCTTAATCCAAAAGAAGAATTCTGTGAATACTATGAAAACTCTGTGAACGAATACTATGAATCAGAAACGGAAGAAGGACCTACGTCTGAAAAAATGAAAGAAATTATGATGAAAGCCTTTATCGAACTAGATCCAGAAGAAAAGGTAATTCATTAATTTCAATGGTCAACACCGGGAGACTAACATTAGTCAAGCCCTTTTGTCAACACTTATTTTGGTATACTTACATGAGCTCTAAACATTACATTAACAACGCAACCTTTCTCCAAGAGTTATTGGCATATAAAGAAAGAAAAAAGAAGAATCCAAAAGAACCAATACCAAATTATATTGGTGAATGCTGGATGAAAATTGCCGAAGGGTTATCACACAAACCTAACTTTATCAGTTATTCTTACCGAGATGAAATGATTTCTGATGGCATTGAAAACTGTCTTATGTACTTTGAGAACTTTGATCCATCAAAATCTTCAAACCCATTTGCATATTTTACACAGATAATCTACTTTGCTTTCCTAAGACGCATTCAAAAAGAAAAAAAACAGTTATATATAAAATATAAATCTACCGCGCAGATGGGTATTTTAGATGAATATGAGATGACTGATATGGAAACAGGTTCTTCCAAACAATTTGAACTGTACGACAACATTGCCGAATTTATTGAAACGTATGAGATAAGCCAATCCAAAAAGAAAGCAGAAAAAAAGCTTGCTAAAAAACCAAAAGGTATTGAAGCTTTCTTAGAAGGTCCTAGTGAGTTGGAAATAAACTTACTTGAAAATGAATTTGTAACTATTGAGGAGTAATTATGTTAGTTATGCCAGACAATATGATAGGTAAACCAGTAGGTTTTACTTGTTCAACTTTTGACCTACTACATGCAGGACACATTCTTATGCTTGCAGAGTGTAAACAAGTATGTGACTACTTGATTGTTGGTGTCCAGAGTGATCCTACGATTGATAGGCCTGGTACCAAGAACAAGCCAGTGCAATCTATTGTTGAGAGATACGTTCAACTATCCGCAGTTAAGTTTGTAGATGAAATCATTGTTTACAATACCGAAAAAGACCTTGAAGATATGTTGATGTTTTTGCCTATTACTGTTCGCATTATTGGTGAAGAATATAAAGATAAAGATTTTACAGGTAAACATATTTGTGATGAACGTGGTATCAAAATTTGGTATAACTCCAGGTCACACCGGTTCAGTTCTTCGGAATTAAGACAGAGAACCTATGAATCGGAAATGAAGAAAAAAGTTAAGTTGGTTGATATGGAATGGGATAGTACCAAAAAAGACTTGACAAAATGAATCTTTTAGACTATAATGAAAACAACCTTGCCTTAATTTCTGGATTAATACTTAAAAACCTAACCTATGACCTGTTACCTAGGAAATGGTGGGGTAAAAATTCAACCAATCCATTATTTGGACATTGCCATAATGCTACCGGTTGTTTATATAAAATATTTGGCCATAAGGCAATGCATGCCTATAAAGCTTTAGACCATGAAGGTGTTTGGCATTGGTGGGCTATAGATAAAGAAAACAAGATTATTGATTTGACTGCTGCACAATATACAAGTAGAGGAAAGAATCCTCCTTATGCAGAGGGCAACAAAGCTAGTTTATTAGGGTTTGAATACCGCAAAAGAATTGTAAGACTTACAGATAGGGTAATATGTGAATATGAAGGGCGTGAAAATCATTTCTAGCACCAAACTATTATAAATATATCAAAAAGGAAAAATATGAACGATATATTTAAAAGTTTGCGTGAAATGAAATGGAATTTTGAAGAATTTAAAATCAATTCCACACATAATAATTTTGTTACTTATGGAAGTAATAATCCTATGTTTGGTCTAAAAGGTGAAAACCATCCATCTTCAAAATGGCATAAATCTGAAGCAACAAAAGAATATTATGATGAAAAAAGAATAAAGGTGTTGGAGGGATGGATGAATAATGAAGAACGCCGTAAACAACATTCAGAAAAAATGAAAGAACGTTGGAACACAGGAAAATTAAATGCCGAAAAATCTAGAAAGAATGGCCAACACGGATTAAAAGGTAAAGATATACACAACACTATTGACATAGAGTATAAAGGTGTGTTATACTATGGATGGCGTGAACTACAGGATAAAACAAAAGTGACTAAACATTTATATAAAAAATATTATTTGAACGGATTGGATCCTGAACCTAGAATAGGTTCAGATGGTCCTAATCCAAATAAACAAAACAATTTTTTTGAGAAGGAGGTGTCAGAATGAAAGTTGCAATCATAACTGACCAGCATTTTCGGAGCTAGGAATGATTCCATCCATTTTTTGGACTACTATGAAAAATTTTATAATGAAACATTTTTTCCTACTATTATATCTGCCGGAATTAATACTGTGCTTATTCTTGGCGACACGTTTGATAGACGCAAATATGTAAACTTCTTTTCACTTAAAAGAACAAAAGAAATGTTCTTTGATAAATTATATGAACAAGGTATTGAAGTACATATGTTGGCGGGCAACCACGACACATACTTTAAAAATACCAATGATGTTAATTCTGTAGATTTATTATTGAAAGAATATGGCAATATTAATGTGATTGATAGTCCTTCTGAAATATATGTTGGTCCGCATAAAATTTGTATGATGCCTTGGATTTGTCCAGAGAATTATGAAGATTCTATGAATATGTTAAAAGAAACTAATGCAGAAATATGCATGGGCCATTTTGAAATTGCAGGTTTTGCCATGCATCGTGGTATGCCATCGGAAGAAGGTTTAAACCGAGAACTATTCAGAAAGTTTACACACACCTTTAGTGGCCATTATCACCACAAATCTAGCGCTAACGATATACATTATCTTGGTAATCCTTATGAGCTTACTTGGCAAGATTATAATGATGAAAGAGGATTTCACATCTTTGATTTTGAAAGTAAGGAACTTGCCTTTTACAAAAACCCTAACATAATGTTCCATAGGATTGTATATGATGATAAAACACAATCAATACAAGATATTATGGCAAAAGACGTAAGCATTTATGCCAACACATATGTTAAAGTTGTGGCAGTCAATAAAACGAATCCGTATTTGTTTGACCAACTTATGAACAAATTATACATGGTAAATCCGCTGGATATTACCATTGTGGAAGATGCATTAGACTTGACAGAAGGTGTTATAAGTGATACCATAGACGAAGCGGAAGACACAGTAACTATCATAAACAAGTATGTTGATGCACTTGAGAATTCTGGTATAGACAACAATAAATTAAAGAATATGTTAAGAGAACTTTACGTTGAGGCATTGAATCTAGAGCAAGCATGATTACTTTTCAAACCATTAGATGGAAAAACTTATTGTCCACTGGCAATAGTTTTACCGAAATCAAACTTGATAAATCTCCAAACACACTTATCATTGGTAACAATGGTGCCGGCAAAAGTACAATCTTAGATGCTTTGTGCTTTGGTTTGTTTGGCAAGCCTTTTCGTAAAATTAATAAACCAAATCTTGTAAACTCTATTAACAATACGGATGCTGTAGTGGAGGTTGAATTCACTATTGGTAAAAAAGTATATAAGATTGTTCGTGGTATTAAACCTAACACTTTTGAAATATATTGTAATTCAGTTTTATTGAATCAGGATGCCAAGTCAAGAGATTATCAAGAATTTTTAGAGAAATCAATTCTAAAGTTTAACTATAAATCTTTTACTCAAATTGTTATTCTTGGGTCTGCATCTTTTGTTCCTTTCATGCAATTGTCGCCATCTGACCGCAGGACAATAATAGAAGAACTACTTGATATACAAATTTTTACATCAATGAATGGTATTATCAAAGACCGCATGGCCGGTATAAAAGAATCGACAACAAAAACAAAGTATGCAATTGAGTTGACTACAGAAAAAATAAAGTTGCAAGAACAAAATATTGAAGAACATAAGAAAAACAATGATGAAGAAATTGCCAAAAAGAAACAGGAAATTATAGACAATGAGTTGATTAACTCACAGCTAACAAAAGACATTTTACTGATTAATAAACATATTGGAAAATTATCTACCAAAATTACTGACAAGTTGGATGTTGAAAAACGATACAAAAAGTTTGTACAAGTTGAAGCTAAAATGTCATCCACATATTTGAAGGTAGAAAAAGACATTCAGTTCTATGAACACAATGATGATTGTCCTACATGTAAACAAGTAATCACAACAGAATGGAAAAGTTCTCAAGTACAAGAAAAACAAAACAAGAAAACGGAAATAGAAGGTGCTTTGCAAACCATCATAGATGAAATGTCAAAACTCAACACCAGAACCAATGAAATTATTGCTATTAACAAACATATCTCAGAACACAACAATGAGGTTGTTAAACACAATTCTACAATCACTGCCGTCAATAACTATATTACTAAATTGAATAGAGAGATTAAAGAATTGAGTGAACGCAAGGACAATCTAACAGAGGTAAATGAAAAGTTAAAAGAACTTAGGTTAGAGTTGACCAATTTGGAAAAAGAACAGGAAAATCTGTCTGTTGATAAACACTATCATGAGTATGCTGCATCTTTGTTGAAAGACAATGGTATTAAAACCAAAATCATTAAACAGTATTTGCCCATCATAAACAAGTTTGTCAACAAGTATTTGAAGGCTATGGACTTCTTTGTCAACTTCAATCTTAATGAAAACTTTGAAGAAACAATTAAATCTAGGCACCGTGATGAATTTAGTTATTCGAACTTTTCAGAAGGCGAAAAGATGCGTATTGATTTGGCTCTATTGTTTACATGGAGACAGATTGCAAAGTTAAAGAATTCAACCAACACAAATCTGTTGATACTGGATGAGGTCTTTGATTCTAGCCTAGATACAGTAGGCACAGATGAGTTTTTGAAATTGATACATGAAATGGGCCAAGATACAAACATATTTGTTATTAGCCACAAAGGCGACCAACTCTTTGACAAGTTTAGGTCAATCGTAAAATTTGAGAAAAAGAATAACTTTTCACAGGTGGTAAAATGAGTGAACTATTTGAATATAATACAAAAGATTTAAAACAACCAGAACAACAAGAAAATTCTGTTTTTGATTTGGTTCCTGAAAATTCACCAGTACTTAAACAAGTGTTATTTGAGTTTGATTTTACAAACCCTCCAGTTAACGCCAATGAATTTGCTTCCAAACTGGTAGAAACTTGTAAACACCATAATGGTTATGGCCTATCAGCAAATCAATGCGGATTCTCGCATCGTGTTTTTGTCATGGGTACCGGCGATGACTATGTGGCATTTTTTAATCCCAAGATTTTGGAATCGATTGGAGAATCTCACATTGTGGAAGCTTGTTTATCTTTTCCACTTTTAGGTCTTAGGATTACCAGACCAAAAGAAATTGTGGTAGAATATCAAGACTTTGTTGGTGCTAAACATACCACAAGATTCAATGGTATATCTGCCAGGATATTCTTGCATGAGCTTGACCTTTTGAATGGTATAGTGTATACTGAACGTGTAAAACCGTTGGCACTAAAGTTTGGATTAGACAAACGCCAGAAAACAATGAAAACTTTTGTTAAGAATCACACCAAATATATGAACGCAATGAAAAATGGCAAAACCGCAAATTGATCCTGTAGAAAAACAATGGGCAGATTGGTTAGAAAAGAACCCAACACATGAACACATTGACGTTGATAATCTTAAAAAAATTCTGATTGAAGATTTATCTTATGCATCTAAAATGGATGTAAAGGAATATACTTTATATCAAAAATGGTGTGAAGTTAAAGAACGTTATCCAACAGAAACCATTTATACTATTTTTGATGGTGAAGAACAACAGATGGTTAATAAAGACCAAGCAAAGATAGTTGAACTCGTTAAAAAGAACTTTTGGATGCCGACTGGTCCTGATGACTATGAAAAACTTCAGCCTGTATTAGAATTGTCTAATGGAGACCTCGCAGAAACTTGGAATGCCGTTCGTACATTTTCTTCTACAATGAAGAACAATTCTAACATCGGCCGTAATCTGTTCTATACAGTCAAAGACGGCGTATCCGGTAAGTATCTTGGTGTTATCTGTATATCGTCTGACTTTCTTGACCTCACACCTAGAGACAGTGCGATTGGATGGTCTAGGGATGTTAAGACACAACAAAGTATGATTAACCATACTGCAATTGGTTCTACTATTGTTCCTTTGCAACCTCTTGGTTATAGTTACATGGGTGGTAAATTGTTAGCACTTCTTTGTTTGGCAGATACAGTACAAAAAGATTGGAAAGAAAGATATGGAGACACTCTTGTTGGGATTACTACAACGTCATTGTATGGAAAAACCAAGCTCAACGGACTTTCTCAGTATGATGGCCTGGAACATTGGCAAAAAATGGGATTTTCTTCTGGATCAGTTGCGTTTGAACCTTCTCGTTCTACTCGCAATATGGTATTTAAATGGATCAAAGAAAATGAACCAAGAAAATACTTCGAATGGTGGGAAGCAAAAAATCCACAAGGACTTCCACTGAAACGTGACCATAAAAATCGGTCACTAAACTATGCTTATTCCAAACTTGGTATTCCAAAAGAATTAATTCGTACCGAACACCAACGTGGAATTTACTTTTCTCCTTTGTACAATAACACCAACGAATTCTTACGCAAAGAAATTGGTGATACAGAGTTGGTAAAGTCTTTTGATACAAGTGAAGAAACTTTGGCCAACATATGGAAAACAAAGTATGCCAAAGGCCGTATTAGGCAATTACAGAAACAAAATAAAGTGTCGTATGAAAATCTTTTCTATGATGACTTAATCTATTTGTCTTGGGATGAAACCAAGGCCAAATATTTGCCACAAGTTGGCAGATAAGTTAAGTATACCATAAATGTGCTTGACAAACATCATATATAATAGTATGATGTTGATTCTCACGCAATGTGAGGTTTTTAAATTATTAGGAGTTATATCATGGAAAAATTATCTGCAAAACAACGTATGTTGAACACTTTGAAGAAAGCTAGTGGTTACAACACGTTTACAACCAAACAAGCGCAAGCACGTTTTGGTATCAGCAATGTTGCTGCACGTATTGACGAACTTCGTCAAGAAGGCAATGTTATTTACACCAACACCAAGTACTTGGAAGATGGTCGTAAAATTTCTTTCTACCGTCTAGGTACACCAACCAAAGCTTTGGTTCAAGCCGCATTGAGCACTGGTTACTCACTAACTGCTTAATTAGCAATCCCTAAGCCACTCTTAGGGGTGGCTTTCCCTATTTTATGGAGTTTACATGGAAATAAGTATTAAAAAAGAAGAGCTTCAGAAGTACAGCATATTTGTTGCAACCCCTATGTACGGTGGTATGAACCATGGTTTGTATATGAAAGCATGTTTAGACTTACAAGGTCTTTGTATTCAATATGGAATCCAAGTAAAGTTTTCATTCTTGTTCAATGAATCGTTAATCACACGGGCAAGAAATTATTTGGTCGATGAATTCTTATATCGTTCCGAATGTACTCATCTTTTGTTTATTGATTCGGATATCAATTTTAATCCGCAAGATGTTATTGCCATGTTGGCACTCGACAAAGAAGTTATTGGCGGTCCTTATCCGAAGAAAGCAATCAAGTGGAAAGCTGTTAAGAAAGCTCTTGAAAAGAACCCCGCCCTTGATGCAAGTGTTTTGGAAAAAGTAGCAGGCGACTTTGTGTTTAATCCTGTCAAAGGAACTGCACAATTTTCTGTTACACAACCACTAGAAGTTTTGGAAATTGGTACCGGGTTTATGATGATTAAACGTGAAGTTTTTCCTAAATTCGCTGCACAATATCCACAACTTAAATATAAACCAGATCATGTAGGCCAAGCAAACTTTGACGGCACTCGTTACATTCATGCTTATTTTGACACCACAATTGATAAAGATTCTGAACGTTATCTATCAGAAGATTACATGTTCTGTCAGTGGTGGAGAAACATGGGTGGTTCAATTTGGTTATGTCCTTGGATGCGTACAGCACACATTGGAACTTATCACTTCCATGGAGATATGCCTGCTGTAGCAAATTATGTCGGAGAAATGTAATGCCTCAAATGCTTGAAGCTGGTCGTAAATATGATTCTAATAAGTTAGAATACGGTTTACTTCCACCTTTAGCACTAGAAGAAACTGTTAGAGTTTTAACTTTTGGTGCTCAGAAATATGAACGTGATAATTGGAAAAAAGTACCTGATTCAAAACGCAGGTATTTTGATGCTCTACAAAGACATATATGGGCCTGGAAAAAAGGTGAAGATACAGATACTGAATCTGGTATACACCACCTGGCACACGCTATGTGCTGCTTGATGTTTTTGTATGAACATGATATAATGTATTCCAATGAAAATTTTATAATGGAGAAAAAAGATGAAACTATCAAATGAAACCCTAAATGTACTGAAGAACTTTTCAGCAATCAATCAGGGTATCGAATTTAAACAAGGTAATAAACTTACCACAATCTCAGCAGGTAAATCTGTACTTGCACAAGCAGTTCTCAAGGATGATTTCCCGGAAAGCTTTTGTGTGTATGATTTGAACCAGTTCTTGTCTGTATATTCTTTATTCAAGGGTGCTACAGAATTGGATTTTGATACTGCAAATGTTATTTTTAGTTCTGGCCGTAGTAAGACCAAATTCCGCAAAGCCGCAAAAGAAATGATTGTTACTCCACCAAACAAAGAAATTAAGTTGGATGAAGTTGATTGTTCTTTTACTCTGACCACTGAAGATTATGCTGATATTATGAAGGCATCTTCTGTGTTATCTTCACCAAACATTGCAGTGCAATCTGATGGTAATTCCATTGAATTGGTATCTTACGATGCAAAAGACGATGCACAACACACCAACTCAATCAACGTTGGTGAAGGCAATGGTAAATCATACAAGATTGTTTTCAAAACAGAAAACATTAAGATGGTACCCGGCGAATATGCCGTGCAAATTTCCTTCAAAGGTTTTGCACATTTTAAAAATACAAAGGATGATATTCAATATTGGGTAGCATTCGAAAAAAATGAAAGTGTAATGTAATGTTAATTCCATTTGCAGATGCCGAAACGAAAGGCACAATCTTTATAAATCCAAAACAAGTATCTGTTGTTTTTGAGGGAGTTAATCCCGAAGGTGTTCAATTAACAATGATTAATTTGTTGAATGGTAATGTAGCAACACAAGAACCTTTCCTTGATGTTATAGGTAAGTTACAAGCGGAGTTAAAAGATGACTAATGCAGTACAAACACTTTTTGGTACATTCGATGAAAAACAACTAAAAGTCCTTAGAGGTTATGTTGATGAAATTGTTCTTTGCATGAATCGAACAAAATCAAATAACGAATCTATTGCAGACATTTTGGAATTGGCAAATGATGAATTGAAACTTCCAAAAAAGATTGTTCGTAAAATTGCCAACTATGAATTCAAACAATCTCTTTCTTCAGATGTTGCAGAGTTCAAAGAAGTTGAAGCTCTCTC